CTTCGGCAGTTAAAAAACTTGGATGCTCCAATTTAAAAACATTGATTGAGGATGATAAATTGGTAATCAATGATTATGATATTATCAGTGAACTCACTACTTTTATTCAAAAGCACAATTCATTTGAAGCAGAAGAAGGTTGTAATGATGATTTGGCAATGTGCTTAGTTATTTTTTCCTGGTTGGTGGCACAACCTTACTTCAAGGAAATGACGGATAATGATGTTCGTAAAAGAATTTATGATGAACAAAAAAATCAAATTGAGCAGGATATGGCACCTTTTGGATTTATTGATGATGGATTGGAAGAAAGTATTGTGTTTGACAGTTACAGTGGAGATAGGTGGCTAATAGCAAATGAGAGTAATAAACAAGAGACTTTAGAGGTCTGGAATGTCGATGAATATGGTGATAGAAGTTTTATGTGGGAGTATTTGTAAAAGGTCTAATTTATAAATATTTTTAGATATTCTGGACTTGTAGGAAAAAAAGATGACACTTAATTTAGCGTCTCCTGGAATTAAGGTAAGAGAGGTTGATTTAACCACTGGGGGAGTAAGACCATCTCAAGCTATTACTGGCGCACTTGTTGCTCCATTTGCACAGGGTCCAGTAGAGACCCAAAATTTAATTACTACAGAAAATGAATTGTTGACTGTTTATGGCAAACCATATAGCGTAGATAATCACTTTGAACATTGGTTGGTTGCTTCATCTTATCTATCATATGGTGGACAATTGAGAATGGTTCGTGCTGATGATAATGGACTAAAAAATGCCCACGTATCTGTTGCAGGGACTAGTAATGGTGTCGGTGGTGGTGTAAAAATTAAGAGTCCACAACACTACCAAGAACTGGCATATAATTTAAATATACTTCCAACAACTTTATTTGCAGCAAGAAATCCTGGTTCTTGGGCAGATGGTATTAGAGTTGCTATTATTGATGCTAAAGCAGACCAGATTCTTACAGCAACAGGAATTGGAGCAACTATAGCAAATTTAGTTGGAACTGGCGTAACACAGGCAATCTCAAAAACTTTGCCAGGTTCTGGTACAACTTCAGTGTTGGATGGTTATTTGAAGGGTATTATTACAGGTTTTAGTAGCACTGCAAATACTATTGATGTTAAGGTTCTTGCTCATGTATCTGCTGGAGGAACAGTAACCAATGTTGATTATCAAGACAGGGGTATTTGGGAATTTGAAAATGGAACTATTACTGTAGGAATTGAAACGGGAACTGATGCTTCTCCAGGATCTGGAGCTTCTTACACAGTATCATCAAAATTAGATTGGTTTGAGAATCAGACTATAGCAATTACTCCATCACTCAATCTTGATTGGGATGGTGTTGCATCAAGACCACAAACAACTGAATTTGGTGAAGCGAGGGGAGCAAGATTTGATGAATTCCATGTATTGGTAATTGATGGAACAGGTTCAGTCACTGGTAATGCTGGCTCAATCTTAGAAAGACATATAGGACTTTCAAAGGCAACTAAAGCAACATTTAGTTCTGGTTCTCCAGCATACTGGAGATCATATCTTGAGGTAGAATCTGATTATATTTTTGGTCTTGCAGGCCCTACAGGTATCACAACTGTTGGATTTGGTGAGGACTTTGAATTGGAGTCAGATACTAATTGGGACCAAGATGCAGATTCAATTCTATTTGGATGTATTGGTGCTCAAAATTATGTATTGTCTGGTGGAAAAAATTATGGTGGAATTTCAACTATAACTGCTGCTGGTGCCCTTTCAGCTGACGTTGGTGATATTGGTGCAGGATATGATTTATTTGAAAATGACGAGATTCCAGTTGATTTTCTTTTGATGGGTTCAGCGTCATATCCAAAAGCAGATGCTCAAGCATTGGCAAATAAGATTATCTCTGTTGCAGAATTAAGAAAAGATGCTGTTGCATTTATATCACCATATAGAGGAGCATCTATTACTGACACCACTTCACAAACAGGTACAAGTGTAAGATCAATTCAAGAAACTACAGATAATATTATATCATTCTACGCTCCAATTACATCTTCTAGTTATGCAGTATTTGACTCTGGATATAAGTATATGTTTGACAGATTTAACGATACATTTAGATATGTTCCACTGAATGGTGATATTGCTGGTCTTTGCGCAAGAACTGATATTAATCAATTCCCATGGTACTCACCAGCAGGAACTGCAAGAGGTGCAATACTGAATGCAGTCAAACTACCATACAATCCAGGAAGAATTCAAAGAGATCAACTTTATACAAATAGAGTTAATTCAGTAATATTCTCCCCAGGTTCAGGTATCGTATTATTTGGTGATAAGACTGGATATGGAAGAGTTTCTGCGTTCGATAGAATCAATGTTCGTAGATTGTTTATCTATATTGAAAAAGCAATTAGACAAAGTGCAAGAGATGTACTCTTTGAATTCAATGATACTTTGACCAGACAAAATTTTGTTAATACCATTGAACCGTTCTTGCGTGATGTTAAGGCAAAGAGAGGTATTTTTGACTTCCTCATTGTATGTGATGAGAGAAATAATACCCCTGCGGTAATTGATAATAATGAATTTATTGCCGACATTTATGTAAAACCAACTAGATCTATTAACTTCATCGGTCTAACCTTTATCGCAACAAAAACTGGTGTTGCGTTTGAAGAGGTTGTTGGTCAATTCTAATTTGCAAAATAAACTTGTTCTTTTTCAAAAAATAGAGGTTATTTAAAATGCCAGAACAAAATTCAACGGTTAATTATCCAACAATCAAAACCATCAGTGACTTTAAGAGTAAACTGGCTGGTGGTGGTACTAGATCTAATCTATTTGAAGTTGAGTTGTCATTCCCAATCAATGCGCCAATTCCATTTGCACAAGATGCAGTTGACTTGGGTAAGTATATGGTAAAAGCGGCTGCTTTACCTCCATCTCAAGTAACTGCTTTACCAGTTGCATTTAGAGGTAGAACTCTAAATGTTGCTGGAGACAGATCATTCCAGTCTTGGACAATTACAGTCATCAATGATACTGACTTTAAGATTCGTGCAGCTTATGAAAGATGGATGAATTACATTAATAATGTTGCATCCAATAGAGGTGAGACTAATCCAACCAATTACATGGCAGATGCTAGAATATTCCAACTTGATAGAAATGGAAAGACTCTAAGATACTACAAGATGTATGATTTATTCCCAACTCAAATATCACAAATTGGAGTGGATTATGAAACTGATGCAGTTCAGCAATTTACAGTTGAATTACAAGTTCTTTATTGGGAAGCATATGAAGGAGATTATCTCGCAAGAGGTCCTGAGTATGATGTTGCATCTGATGTTGAAGCAGTAGCGACAGGTACTGGTCCGGAGCAGTAATTTTATTGAATAAATAGAAGAACAGTAAACGGTTAGATTTATAAGATGGCAAAACTCTTTGGTTTTTCAATTGAGGATGGTGAGAAAAAATCCAAATCAATAGTTTCCCCCGTTCCTCAAAATAATGAGGACGGGGTTGACTATTTTATTCAAAGTGGATTTTATGGTCAATATGTTGATATTGAAGGGGTATATAGAACTGAGTACGATTTAATTCGTAGATATAGAGAAATGTCTTTGCACCCAGAGTGTGATGGTGCAATTGAAGATGTTGTAAATGAAGCTATCGTTAGTGACTTGTATGATTCTCCTGTTGAGATTGAATTATCAAACTTAAATGCCAGTGAAAAATTAAAAGGAATCATTAGAGAAGAATTCAAATATATTAAAGAACTTCTTGACTTCGATAAAAAGAGTCACGAAATTTTCAGAAATTGGTATATTGATGGAAGACTTTATTATCTCAAAGTAATTGACTTAAACAAACCTGAAGATGGTATTCAGGAACTGAGATATGTTGACCCAATGAAGATGAAGTTCGTTCGTGAGGAAAAGAAGGACCCAAACTCTATAAGAAAAGGAAATAATCCATTGGTCAGAGGTCAAGACCAAGAGCAATTTAATTTTCCTGAGATTAACGAATATTTTATCTACACAATGAAAGGCCCTTCAATGGGGGGATTTGGAAAAGGACCTAAAGCATCCATCAAAATTGCAAAAGATGCAGTTACTTATGTAACATCTGGTTTATTTGATAGAAATAATGGAACTTGCCTTTCTTATCTTCATAAAGCAATTAAGGCACTCAATCAGTTGAGAATGATTGAGGATTCACTTGTAATTTATCGTCTATCAAGAGCACCAGAAAGAAGAATTTTCTATATTGATGTGGGTAACTTACCAAAGGTAAAAGCTGAGCAATACCTCAAAGAGGTTATGTCTCGTTATCGTAATAAACTAGTATATGATGCAAATACAGGTGAAGTGCGTGATGATAGAAAGTTTATGAGTATGCTTGAAGATTTCTGGTTACCTCGCAGAGAGGGAGGTAGAGGAACAGAAATTACAACTCTTCCAGGTGGTCAAAATCTTGGAGAACTTTCTGATATTGAGTACTTCCAGAAGAAACTTTATAGAGCACTTGGAGTACCAGAAACAAGAATTGCTGGTGGTGGAGATGGATTTAATCTCGGAAGGTCTTCAGAAATCTTAAGGGATGAACTCAAGTTTTCAAAATTTGTTGGGAGACTTAGAAAAAGATTCTCAAGACTTTTCAATGATATTCTAAGAACTCAACTACTATTAAAAAATGTTGTTTCTCCAGAAGATTGGAAGAGAATGGAGGACCATATTCAATATGACTTCATTTATGATAATCAGTTTGCTGAACTTAAGGAGACTGAGATGCTTAATGGAAGATTGAGTGCATTGGCACAGATTGAACCATATATTGGCAAATACTTCTCAACAGAATACGTTCGTAAAAGGGTTCTTCGTCAAACTGATGGAGAAATCATTGAGATTGATATGCAGATTGATGATGAAATTCAGAAGGGAATTTTACCTGACCCCAATGCTCCAGTAGATGAAATGGGTAATCCAATTCCACCACAAGAAGAAGGAGCTCCACCACCAGAAGAGGGTGGTGGTGATTTGGGAGCAACCCCAGAAGAACCTGGAATAGAAACTACTGGTATGGAAGCCCCCGAAATTCCAGAACCAAAAGGTGGTAAGATATAAATATTTTTATAATTAAACTATTATAACTAAAAAATGGAAAGTATTGTAGACTTGATTGCCTCAGACGCATCTCCATCAGATATTTCTGATGCCATTAAAGCAGCATTGTTCGCAAAGTCTGCTGAAAATATTGAACTGGTGCGTCCTGCAGTAGCAGCATCTTTATTTGGTCAAGAAAATTCCGAAGGTGAAGAGTAATTCACGCAATAGAAAAAAAATGAAACTAATTACAGAAGAAGTATCAGAAGTTAAATTTATTACAGAGGGTAAAGGCTCTGACAAAAAACTCTACATTGAAGGAGTTTTTCTTCAGGGAGATATTTGCAATCGTAATGGAAGAATGTATCCAATGCAAACTCTTGCCCGTGAGGTAAAGAGATACAATGAAAATTTCATTGCAAAGGGCCGTGCTCTTGGAGAGTTGGGTCACCCAGATGGCCCAACCGTAAATCTTGACAGAGTATCACATAAAATTGTATCTCTTACTCAAGAGGGTTCAAACTTTAAGGGTAAAGCACAACTTCTAGAAACTCCAATGGGTAAGATTGCAAAATCTCTTATCTCTGAGGGTGTTACTCTTGGTGTATCTTCCCGTGGTGTTGGTTCATTGCAAATGAGTAATGAAGGACACAAAATTGTTGGCGAAGACTTTATGCTCGCTACTGCTGCAGATATTGTGGCAGACCCTTCTGCTCCCGATGCATTTGTCCAGGGAATTATGGAAGGTAAAGAGTGGGTTTGGGAAGGTGGAATTCTTCGTGAAAAACTTGCTGAAAGTACAAAAAGAAGAATTGATTCCTTATCATCAAAGAAAATGTTGGAAGAACATAAGTTAAACCTCTTCCAAGACTTTCTCTCAAATTTATAAATTATAAATAAATATAGATTATAACACATATATCTAAAAATGTCCGTTGGTAAGAATTTACAAGAAATGGAAAACGTAGTAACCAAAGGAGCAGCTTCCGCAGAACCAATGCCAAAGTTGTCACATTCAACACCAGGACAGACTGGTGCTTGGGAAGATCTTGGCGGTCCTACTCCTGACAATTATCGCACTGACGATAATTCAGCAAAGCTAAAAGAACCTACAGTCAAAACTGTTGCTGATGTAGTTAACAGCAAGGCTGTAAAAAAAGAAGAGACTGAAACCGAAGAAGAATTGGTTGAAACTGAATCAGTTGTATCAGAAGATACTACTGAGGAAGAAGTTTCTGAAGAAGTTTCTGAAGTTGCGGAAGATTCCGAGGTAGTTGAATATAGCATTGAAGAGGATATTAATGCTCTTCTAGAGGGTGAAGAACTTTCTGAAGAATTCCAAGAAAAGGCAAGAACTATCTTTGAGGCTGCAATCAATTCTAAGATTGAAGAGATTGCTGAAAGTCTTGAAGAGAGATATGAAAATGCTCTTGTAGAAGAGGTTGCTCTTATTAAAGAGAACCTTGAAGAGAGAGTTGATGCATACCTTGAGTATGTTGCTGAAGAATGGATTAAAGAGAATGCTCTTGCCGTAGAAAGCGGACTTAGAACTGAGATGACTGAATCATTCCTCCAAGGAATGAGAGGTCTTTTTGAAGATCATTATGTTTCAATCCCTGAAGATAGATATGATGTAGTATTGGGTATGGCAGATAAACTTGATGAAATGGAAGCAAAACTCAACGAGCAAATCGAAAGAAATGTTGCTCTTAATCAAAGATTAGCGGAATCAGTTGCTGATGTAATTTTTGCAGATGTCGCTGAGGGTCTAGCACTTTCTCAGAAAGACAAACTCGCTTCTCTTGCAGAAAATGTTGAGTTTGATGGTGAAGAGAGCTATCGTGAGAAACTGGTAACCCTGAGGGAATCATATTTCCCAACAAAGTCCAGTGCTCAAGAGACTATTGCTGAGAATTTGACTGAGAGTGCGGACATTTATGAGGCTACTGAAGAAGTAACCCCAAGAATGGCAGCATATCTTACTGCTCTCGGTAAGGTTTCAAAAAAGTGAATTCTAGATGATACAAATCAAACTAAAACTTTTTTAAAGAGGTAAATTCAAATGCAGATGCACAATGCAGAATATCTGCAGGAGAAGTGGGCTCCTATCCTTGATTACCAAGGACTTGATGGAATCAAAGATTCACATCGTAGAGCAGTAACCGCTATCCTGCTAGAGAATCAAGAAAGAGAAATGCGTGAGGCCGCTGAGTTCCTCAGCGAGGCTCCAACTAACTCCACTGCTTCATCAGTAGGTTCTGCTGGTTTCGGTGGTAGCGCACAAGGTTTTAGTGCTGGTCCAACCGCAGGTTTTGACCCCGTTCTAATTTCACTTATCAGACGTTCTATGCCAAACTTGATGGCATATGACATCTGTGGTGTTCAACCAATGAACGGTCCTACTGGACTCATCTTCGCAATGCGTTCACGTAGAGATAGTCAGTCTGGCCCAGAAACCTTCTACGATGAAGTAGATTCAGCATTCTCAGGACAGAATGCTGCCCGCACTCTTTCTGCTTATAATAGCGGAAGCAGTGTTGGTATGGGTACTACTGGTCAACTCGGCTCCAATCCATCACTACTTGATCCAACTAACCAGGCAAATAACCTAACTGGCGATAACGCATATAACGTTGGTCAGGGTATGGGTACTGCTGAGTCAGAAGGTCTTGGTGACGGAACTGGTGCTTTCAACCAGATGGCATTCTCAATCGAGAAAGTCACCGTAACCGCTAAGTCAAGAGCCCTCAAGGCTGAGTACTCACTTGAGCTTGCTCAGGACCTCAAGGCAATTCACGGTCTAAATGCAGAAGCTGAGTTGGCAAA